TATTTATATCAACTCCTATTGGTAGAGATAACTGGTTTTACGATTTATGGGAACAAGCAGAAGAGGCAGATAACTGGGAGAGATTTAGATTTGCTACTACTGACAATCCTATGATTGACCCAGAAGAAGTTGAAGCAGCTAGAAAAGAAGTTGGTTCTATTGTTTTTGCGCAAGAGTATTTAGCAGAGTTTGTTGACGCAGGTCAAGGTATGTTAAAGCCAGAATGGATACATTACTTTGCTATGGTTCCAGACCAAGCAGGAAATCTAAAATGTATTGTTGACGGCTCAGAATATTATTTAGCTAATTTAGAAAAGTTTGGAATTGTTGACTTAGCTACTACAACAAATAAAGACTCTGACTTTACTGTAATCACATCATTTGCAAGAACTCCAGACAACAGATTACTTGTTATTGATATGACTAGAGCAAAATTAGAAGGTCCAGACATTATTCCAGCGATAAAACGCGCAATGGATAAAAATAAGCTAAAATATGTAGGTATAGAACGCCAAGGTTTTCAGACCACGATAATCCAGATGGCGCAACGAGCTGGTATTCGTGTCAAAAATCTTAAGACGGATAAAGACAAAGTTACGCGCGCACTTCCTTTATCTGCTCGCATGGAAGCGGGTGATGTATATTTATTACGAGATACACATTGGCTACCAGAGGTGGAGAGAGAAATTATGACCTTTCCTGCTGGAGCTCATGATGATATTATCGACACCCTAGCCTATGGCGTACAAATGTTGCAAGAACAAAGAAGCTGGAGCGCGTATTAATGGCTGAAGAGAAGTCAAGATTTTCAAAAGCGTTAGATTGGTTGAATGCACCAACTGACGCAAGAATTAGAAGAGAAGCAAATCAAAAAGGTTTAATTGTAAACCAATCAGAGTATTCATATCTTAATCAAGCAGTTATGGGTTACAACACCCAATCTGGTTATTTTGACCACAAAACATTAGCAGAACTAGGTGACGGAACTGGAAACTCTGCTGTTATCGCATGTCTCAATGTATTGGCTACTGCATTTGCAGAACCGGGACTTTTAGTTGCTACTAGAAATAATGAAGGTGATTATGCACAAGATATGAATCACGAATTAGCAAAACTATTCAGAAGACCTAATCCTTATATGACACAACAGTTGTTAGCAAACTATATTGTTACAGCTTTAAATGCAAACGGCGACGCTTTTATCTATAAAAACAGAAATGCTAGAGGCGTAGTTGTTGAGCTAGTCCCTCTTATGCCTCACTTGGTTGAAGCAAAAGGAAATGAGAATGAACTTATAACTCATTATAACTATCAACCACAAGGCGGTGTACAGGGGGAAGATTCTGTACGCATAGAAAAAGCAGATATGGTTCACTTACGCCAAAATGTTGACCCTAATAATATGAGGCGTGGTCTTGCTCCACTTAGAGGCGTTCTAAGAGAGATAGCAGGAGACGAAGCAGCAGGACAATACACTGCGGCTTTATTACATAATATGGCGGTACCCGGAGTAATTCTCTCACCAAGAGATGACGCTATGGGTGGCCCAACGAGAGAAGAAGCTGAAGCTATTGCAGATATGTATAAGCAAAAGTTTGGTGGTAAGAACAGAGGTGCGCCTATGGTCTTATCCGGTGCTATGAATGTTGAAATAGTATCTTTCTCTCCAGACCAAATGAAGTTAGCTGAATTAAGAAGAATCCCAGAAGAAAGAGTGTCAGCAGTTCTTGGCGTTCCAGCAGTTCTCGCCGGCCTCGGGGCTGGATTGGATTCGGCGACTTATTCGAATACAAAAGAACTTAGAGAGTTCTTTACAGAGTCAAAAATGGTCCCAATGTGGAACATGGTTGCGCAAGAACTGACTCATCAATTGTTACGACCAGAGTTCGGCGGAAATGATAATCAATACGCAGAGTTTGATATCAGTAATGTTAGAGCACTAGCTGATGACAAAGACAATCTCTATAAACGCATGAATACTGCTGTTCAAGGAGGTTGGGTAACAATTGGCGAAGCAAGAAAAGTAGTTGGTTTAGAGGCTGATGATAGACATGATGTTTATTTAAGACCTCTTAACATGATTCAAGTTACAGAAGATGGTTCTCCACTTCTAAATGACCAACCTACTAATGAACCTGCACCGGCAAATAACAATGATGATGAAGAGCCTGCAACTCAAGATGACGAGAGTAAGTTAACTACTATTGATTTACCGCCAGAAGTAGAAAGAGAAGATGTTGTTAAACCAACACCTACTTATCTTAATGAAGAAAAATATATTGCAGAAATGCCTAACGGTGCTTTCTGTGTTATAAGCCACGAAGATGGTGAAATAATAAAATGCTTTGATACAAGAGCAGAAGCAGAAAACTTTTTAAATAATAAAAAAGAACCAGCTGCTTTGATGAAAGATACTTACACAACTATTGAAGAAGCACAAGAGAGAGCTAAAGAATTAGGTTGTGAAGGTACACATTACATTGAAGTAGACGGAGATAAATTTTATATGGCTTGCGCTACACATCAAGATTATTTAGACGCAGTCTACAAACCTAAAAAAGACGGAGATATAGAAGAACTTAAAGTATCCCTAGAAGAAGCAGAAGCAATGTACGAAAAAGGTGATAAATTACACAGTCCAGAAGAAAAAGCTCCAAAGAAAATAACTAACTTTCCAAAGAGTGGTGATAATCAAAAGATAAGTTTATCTAACTCGCAACACTCACAGTTTCCAAGCTACGCGTATGTTAAAGATTTAAAAGAGAACTGGCCAGAGATTTGGAGAAGAGCAGGTACCGGCGGTAACCCTCCTACTTCATTTACTGGTAATGACGCTTTTAATAGATGGACAGCGTATAAAGGTGGAGATAGAAGCGAATCAGTTCTTAACTGGGTTAAGAGAAGAGAACGCTTTATGAATCGTCATAAGAAAAATAATAGACTTAACGGCATTATTGCAGTTATGAAGTGGGGCGGAGTAACAGCTGGTGGAGTTTCACAAATGAAGTCTGTTGTAAATGATTACAAAAAAGTTATTAGAGAGAGAAGAAAAAAATCTCTTGATATAGCAGAGGAATATTTATTAAAAGCAATATCTGACCAAGCTAGAGCAGGTCTTACTAGAAAAGTAGAAGACCATAATAAAAATAATCCTACTCATAGAGCAACACTTCGTATGCTAATTGCGGTATATAACAGAGGAATAGGTGCTTATAGAACTAATCCGGGTTCAGTAAGAGGTAATGTGAGTTCAGCAGAGCAATGGGCAATGGCTAGAGTTAATGGCTTTTTAAGAGCATTGAGAACAGGTAAGTTCAGAAGAAAACCTTATGACCAAGACTTGTTGCCTAGCTCACATCCATTGTCATCAAAAAAATCTGGTAACAAAGCAGAATCAGTAAGAGTAGGTCAAGCTGTAAGCTGGTCAATCAACAAAGAACCAGACCCACCTTCAGTTGTGCATGGTATTGTAACATCAGTAAATGATGATGAAGCCACAATGGAAGTATGGGCTAGATTAGAAAATGGCGACCATAAAAAGACTGATAGAAAAGTCACTATGCCAATTTCAAAGCTAAGAATAATATCAGACTTTAGACAATAAAAAACTAAAATCCGAAATCGTATCATATAATAGTTAAAACGCACATCTGAATAATCTATTGTACAATTTAAGATTGAAGGATGTATGAATAACGAATCTAAAAATATCGACATAGAGTTAAAAGATGACTCTGGTCAAGTAGAAGCAGTTTTCAGTATATTCAATTCCCTTGACAGTGATGGGGATGTTGTTATGCCGGGAGCTGTCAAATCGGGTTTTAAAAATAACCAAGTTCCAATGGTATGGTCTCACAAATGGGATATGCCTATTGGAAAAGGAACAATTGCTCAAGACGATGATAAAGCAGTGTTTAAAGGTGAGTTCTTTATGGACACCGAGTCTGGTAAAGAAGCTTACAACCTAGTTAAGAATATGGGCGATATGCAACAATGGTCATTCGGCTATAAAGTTAACGATTCAGATTTTGGTAAGGCAAACGACAAAGGTGGCGAAGAAACTAACGCTAGATACCTTAAAGACCTTACTGTATACGAAGTCTCTCCAGTACTAGTTGGTGCAAACCAAGACACATACACATTAGCTATTAAATCAAACACAGAGTTGTTGAAAGAAATAACTGATGTTAAAGGTGATGAAAAAGAATCATCTGGATGTGGAGACAATTGTGGTTGCAATCAAAAAAGTTACGGAGATGATGAAGAAGAAATGAAATCTTGTAAGTATCACGACGGTGGTCCTTGCATGAAGATGGAGGATGATAAAAAAGAAATGAAGAGTGAAGAAGATTTAGAAGTTTCACAGGAAGACAGCAAGTCTTTCTCTGAAGAAGTCATAGATGTGCTTGCTGCATTAGATGACTTAGTAGCCCGAGCAAAAGCAATTGCTATGCTTCGTGGTGAAGATGGTAGGAAATTAGGCGTAAAAGCCACCGAAGCACTTCGTGCAGTCGCAGACGACTTGAACGACGCTTGGACCGAAATTGATGAGTTCATCGGAAATGTCGGAACTGAGGGTGCTTTGGAGTTAGAAGTAGAAGAAGAACTTGTGGAAGATGAACAAGCTGAAACAGAAGAGGTAGCTGAGGCTTCAACTGATACTATTGATGTTGAAACTGAAGTCGAAGAAGTTACTGAGGAAGAAGCACCAGCAGAGGAACCTGCTGTTGAAGAACCGGAAGATGAAGCTGCTGAAGAAGAAACTCCAGAAGATAACACTGATTCCTCTGACGAAGAATTTGATGCTGAGTGGGTAAGGGCACAGGAATTAATTGCTGAGTCCTTAATAGAAGAAATAGAAGAAGTATAAGCAATTATAGATTGGAGAAATCTAAGAATGAGTAATCAAAACGAACTCATGGACAAAATTGCTGCTAAAAGAGCAGAATTAAAATCTGTTTTTGAATCCGCTGAAGACGGCAAGTACTCCGCTGAACAAAAAGAGGAAATCAAGTCAAGAAATGACGAACTTGCTGAATTAGTAGAAGACCTTTCCATTGAGAAGAAAAAACTTCAAAATGAGAAAGCTCTTGATGAAGATTCAAAGCCAGTTGCAGAAATGCCACTAGCTTCAAACGAAGCAGAAGTTAAAACTGTTGGGCAGCTCTTTACAGAGTCCGATGCTTACAAAAATTATGTAAGCGGTGGAGTTAAAGGTATTGACTCAAAAATTGAGACAAAAACAACTTTAACTACCACAGGTTATCCACCAGAGGTCTTAAGACAACCTGGAATTTTGGAAACCGCTCTTAGGGACCCAAACGCTGTTATATCATTATTTGATGTAATCAACACAGACCAAAATGCATTCAGCTATTTGGAAGAAACAACCTTCACAAATAACGCAGCTGAAGCAGCAGAAGGTTCTGCAGTTGGTGAAGCAGCTTTGGCTTTCACAGAGCAAACAGAAGCAATCCGTAAAATGGGTATTTTCATCCCAGTTACAGATGAATTATTAGCAGATGAATCTGGTATTCAAGGTTACTTGAACAGCAGACTTCAAACAATGATTCGTTTAAGATTGGACAGCCAACTCCTTAGTGGTGATGGTACTGCTCCAAACCTTGAAGGTATCTTAGATGCTGGTAAAGCTTCAGTCGGTTCTACTGACTTTAGCTCTTACGCTGGTACACTCGGAAAAATTGGTGCTATTTATGGTGCTATTACCGACATCAGAGTAAACGCTTTCACTGAGCCAGACGCAATCATCATGCACCCAAATGACTGGAATGACATTGTCACATCAGTTGGTGCTGATTTCGCTGGAACTTCATCCGCTGGATATACAGAAAAGTCACCACTTTTCGTAGCAGCAGGTGGAATGGGCGCTGGTCCTTCAGCTCAAATCTGGGGACTAAAAGTCGTTCCTACAACCGCAATTGCCGCAGGAACAGTTCTTGTTGGTAAATTCGGTGGTGGTGAAGCAGCTAATGTTGTAATGAGACAAGGTATCGAACTTGCTGTAACTGACAGCCATTCTGATTTCTTTATTAAGAATCAATTGGCCATCAGAGCTACAATGAGAGTCGGTTTCCCTGTTTACAGAGAAGCAGCTTTCCATAAACTAACAAATATGTAATATTCGTTAGTAAACGATTTGAAGAGAGCCGGGTAAAACCGGCTTTCTTCTTTTTATAGAGTAAAATGATTTTATTATGTCAGATATATTTAAACCAGAGAAGACAATTTGGAAAATGAAGGACGGTTCGTTCTTCGAAGGCTCACTAGCAGAACTACCTAAATCTGGTGCTTCTAAAATTGCGCAAGCAGGAAAAGAAGTATCTAAGAAATGGTTAAAAGAGCAAGGTTGGAAAGATGCTTCTGAAAAGAAAGCTCCAGCTAAAAAAGATGCTCCTAAGAAAAAAGCTGCTAAAAAAGTCGAAACCAAAGCTGTCAAACCATCCGAAGATAAATAAAGGAGTCCTAAATGGCTCTTTGTAGCGTTAGTGATGTAGAGCAATTCCTGCAGATAGATTTAAACTCTACTGTAGAAGCTTCCGTCACAAATACTTTCATACCCTATGTTGATGCTGCTATTAAGCGTTATTTAGGTCATGATGTTGAACAAGCAACTTATACAGAAACTTTTGATGGCAATGAACAACAAGATATATTTTTAAGACATGTTCCAATTGCTTCTATTACATCTGTTACTGAAGATGGTAATACACTTACACAAGGTAATGAAAACGATTATGTTTACTATGACAACGGAAGACTTAGAAGAATCGGTATTCGTTGGTCCGGTATTAAATTCAAAAATATATCTGTAACTTATGTTGGTGGATACCAATCTGCTGACATTCCAGAACAAATAAAATTTAGTTCAGCTAGAGCATCTGCAAGATTGTTAATGACATCATTGCAGATATCAGCAAAATCAGACACAGGTGAAGTCTCATCTCACTTAGCAGATAACACCTCTGTCACAAATTTTGATGTTGCTTTAACTGAAAGAATAGGTGATTATGATGTTGCATTTGGAGATGTAATTGTACAAAACTTAACACCTGTTCTTACTAATGCAGAGATGATGATGCTTCAACCTTTTAGAAGCAGATTCTTTGTATAATTAAATAAAAGGGAAGATATGGTACACAGAAAAGCTCCATCTTTGGAGGAAGCAACTGAATTATTTTTGCAAGACCCAGATAAAATGCTGCAAGAGTGGGCAGATGAATGGGGTGTTACTCATGAAAGAGTTCGTCAATTAAGAATACAATCTGGAGTTCCTCAACGCGGTGCATATAATGAAGAAGTTGCCGAAGCTATTTTAGATATTATTAGAACTGGCCGTGGTGGTCTTACAACACCAAGAACTTACGAAGACCAACCAATTGGTTATGAAAGATTTTCAACATGGATAGATGAAGAAGAAGGTTTAGCAGATAAAGTAGCTCAAGCACAAAAAGATGCCTCTAAAATGTTAACTGACCCTGTAGAGAAAGAATGTAGATATTGTCGTGAATGGAAACCTGTAGAAGAATTTAAAAAAACACAAAAATATCAAGACGGTTATACAAAATTTTGTAAAGAATGTTTAAAGCATTTAAAAGAGAACGCACCAGAAGAAGGTGAAAGATTAAAGAATTGTATATCTTGTAAATCAGAAAAATCAGTTAAAGAATTTTCAACAAATCCAAATTCAGCTGACGGTTTAAAATTGTTTTGTAAAGAGTGTCATAAAAAACAAAAAAGAAAGATTAGAAGAAGAAATGCCAAGATATGATTATAAATGTTTATCTTGTAAAACAAATTATGAGATAACACACAAAATTAGTGAAGACCCAGAAATACTGTGTCCTAAAGATAATGTCGTTTGTAAAAGACAGATATCTAAGAATGTTATGTTTGAGACACCTGTAGATGTAGAATGGGAGAAAGACCCTAGCAATTTATCAAAAAAATCTTATAGGCAATTTGAAAAAGCAAAAAAGCAAAAATTTAGATGGTAAAAGATGATGGAATGGAAGATGTACAGTCTGGGACTGGTAGATATTTTCTATTCTTTGATAGTTACTCAGTAAACAGAGACCCTGTTAATCACAAGTCACAAGTCGTTTATTTAATAGTCCCTGTTAAGGAATTAATTTTTAATAAACCTGGTATGAAACAAGACATACCAATTCATCCAGATTGTAAGATAGTTGACTTAGATGAATCCGCTGTAAAAGAATTAGAAGAAGCTGCAAAAGAACAAAGAGGTGAAGAAGGGACCTTACACCTCAAAACACAAGGTGTAACTATATTTACTGAAAATGCACAGATAGATGAAAATAAAATTATCTTGCAGATAAACGATATTAATACTGAAGGAATTGTTGACGGTGCTAACCTATACAATGTAATCAAAAACCTTCGCATAGAAGATATTCCTAAAAAATCTTATGTAAGAGTTATTGTATTTGTAAATTCTAATAAGGGTATATCAGAAGAAATAGTTCATGGCTTATCAAAGACTTTACATAAAAACACAACAGAAGAAATAGATACTTCTGAAATGCAATGGATAACAGAAGAACTAAAAGATACTGGGTATGAAGATTTAGATATACTTACTGTTCTTTCTTACATAAATCTTTTTAGAAATTTTTATGATGCCGATGTAAGTAATCAACCAACAATATCATACTCCAACAAAGAAAGAGTATTTGAAATATATAAAGAAGACCCAAATTCATTTAAGAAGTACAAAAGTATCATCAAAGACATACTTTATTTACAAGACTATGTACAATATTACTCACAAGAACTATGGCCATCTAAACAGGGTAGTATTGGTAGCTTAGGTATAACCTATATGTACAAACAAAAAGGTTATGAGTTTCCAATGATAAATAAGAAAGCTGACTATAGACTTCATGAGTCAGTTATCTGTATCTTACTTGCTAGTCTTAGAAACTTTGTGATATTCAACTCTGACGGTCAAGCAATCTGGTCAAAAGAATTCTCCAAGATACTAGCACTATGCGATGTAATACTTCCAGACCTTATAACTATAATAAAAGATTTCAATGCACAAATTGGTAATAACCCACATCTACTTGGTAAAAATAGCTTGCTTTATAGCAATATATTTAAAGAAGTTCTTATGGGTGATATGTTAAACCAATTTGTTTAATTTTGTATTGTAAAATACAAGCATGCCTGTTAGAGATAGATTATATTCAGAAACCTGTTCAATTCAAAGAGTATCAGATACTACTGTAGATGAGAGAGGATTGCCTAGTGATAATTGGGCAAACTCTTCTACTGGTGTAAAAGCTAAATTTGAATCACAAGGTGCAGAAGAAGACAGAGATGGAAGAAATACTACTGTCGAAACATTTATTGTATATATTGAAAGTGGAGTTGATGTTTTCCCGGGAGATAGATTAGTTAGGGGTTCTACATATCACGAAATTGCAATTGTAAGACCAGTATTAGATAGATACGGTAACGAATCATATAAAGCTCTCACTACTTTAGTATATAGTTAGCCATGGCCGAAAATAAGGTTCAAGTAAAAGGAGCAGGCGCTGCTTCTAAAACTAAAGTTAATAAGAGAATTGGTAGATGGCAAACTAAAATATATAAAAGCCTCAGTGTTCTTGGTGATATTAATGCAGTAGCGCAAAGTCAAAGAATAAATAAAATGCGTAAAGTAGGTTATCCTATTGCTCGTGCTACTAATACAGCTAAAGCAGGTTTTACGGGAAGATTTAAAGGTGCAGCTGGATTATCTGCTAGAGGTGCTTCTCTTGCAACTGGTTATATAACTGGTAAAGCAGTACAGTCAGTTGTTCCACAATTTTTAGGACCTGTAGTAGGCCGTTTTGCTCGTAAAGAAGTTGCTGGTGCATTAAACAATACAAAATTTATAAGAGGACTGCATAACAAAACAAGAACTGTTATATCTTCAATTATATCTACTAATGGACCCCAAGTAAATAGTAGATTACAGCGAATGACTATCGGTCAAAAATCACAATATTTGCTTAGTATGATGGAAAATACAATGAGAGCTTATGCGCCAGATGTTTCCTCTGGCCAGTATCTTATTGGCTTTAATGAAGCTACAAATGCCAAATACAGAGCAGAAGAATTAAAAGAAGATGTAATGATGAGAACAACTGGTGAAAACTGGTTTGTTGATGGTGGTGGCTATAGAATGAAAAATTCTCCGAGAAGAGATATTTTTGGATTTAGTAAACCAGGACAAGCAAGAGCTTTCTTATTAAAATCTATTGAACAAACTCCAATTCATCCTTCAAAAACGAGAGATGCTTTGCTTTATGGAGCTATAGCTGTCGGTGGTTCTCCACATTTTCCTTGGATACATGCTGTAGAATATGGTGGTAAATTGCCTTATTATACAAGGTCTAATTGGAATGCTAAGAAAGGCAGAAGAGATTATCAACAAGGTAAAGATAAATTAAATGAAAAATATATTCAACCTTCATTTTTTATCAACAGAGCTGTGGAAACATCAATTAAAATATTTAAAGATGCAGCAAGTATGTCAGTTAAAAAAGATGCTACTGCTTCAACTAGAAGATACAGCAAATGGAAAGCATTAGCAAAAAAACGAGGTGGTATTGATAAAATTGCTAAAAGTGAACAATCCTTTATGCCAGCTTCTAAAAAAGCAAGTGCTATAACTCAACAATACAGACTTGATAAAGCTGCTAGAGGTTCTGTAATGCTATCAAGAATGGAGTCTAAAATACCTGGAGTTGTTGTTAATAATGCACACGGCAACTTTTACTCTCCAGAATTAGCCAAAGCCATAGGAGTTAAATTAGTACCAGAAGAAATTAACTTTACGATTACTGTTCCTAATAGTGCGAATTACAGCAGGAAGCAATTAAAAGAACTTTCTAGTGAATATATTAAAGGAGGTGGAGATAGGTCTGCTGTACAACCTAAGTTTGATGAAATATTAACAAGCGGAACCAATGAGGGTCCTATGGGTAGAACTATAGCAAACTATACAACTGGTGGAGATGACAGGTTTGATGGTGGTAATTTATCTGTTTCTTCACAAACATATCATGCATTTAGTTCTGCTTCTAAATTTTCAACTAATATTTCAGATAGAAAAAGATTTAATCAAATACTAGAAAATGTATACACTATAAGAACAAGAAAAGCTGGTGACAATACTGTAGTAAGTCTTACTAAAAAACGAAGTGATGCTGGTAAATCAAGAGCACCGAGAAAATCTTATTCAAGTGGCGGTAATAAAGCTAATAGAAATATGTACAAGTTAGCACAGGAATTAGTTTCTGGAATAGATGTCAATGAGATAGATGACCTCTTGTCTTAACTTTTAGATGTATAATAAATCATCATGGGTATAAAAGCAACAGGCTCTCAGCCAGACCAAGCACAGAAGTTTGCACCAGATGCGGAAATAATATTTCGTGAGTGGGCTGTAAATAATGCAGATATTACTGATGTTTGTAGCACTAGAGTAGCAACAAGATTACCTCGTAATGCGACATTACCTTTCTTAACATTTTTTTCTAATGGTGGGACTATGATGACACCACGAAGCGAAGCATTTATATCATCAGTTGCTTTACAAGTTAATGCTTTTGCTGGTAAATGGGGTGGTGGTTCATCATCTCAACCAGATTATGCTACAGCTTTACAGTTAGCAAATGGAGTAGCAGAAGCTGCATTAAAAACTGGAACAACTCGTGTTGTTACTCCAACTAGTGGAACAGCAGCTGTTATATACAATTTTGAAGTAGTTGAATTACCAATCCGTGTGGAAGAGACTGAAACCGGTTTGGGACATTATCAGCTATCATTAATAATGAATTATCGAGGACTAGATTAATTATGAGTAAGAAGATAAAAGCTAAGGTCAACCCTTTGTTGTTGGAGAAAACTACTGTACGAGATACTGTTACAGGAATAGTCTTCAACCACAATAGTTGGGTGGAAATAGATAAGGTTGTCTGGGAGCGCCTTTCAGAAGCTACTTATAAACAGGGAAAACAAAAAATCTCTGTGTTAATAGCTGACGAGGAAGAACTAGACGACTCTCCAGCAGAGGACGACAAGGAATCTGTTGAGGAGATAGTGGAAGACTTCTTTATTGCTGAAGAAGAATAAAGACAAAGCTGAAATCGACTTTTTATTAAGTCGGCTGAGCTCAGCTGATAAGTATAAGTATAAAATATGTTAGGAGATAACAAATGAGCTTTAATACAAGCGGTACTATATCCGAGGTATTAATTGGTACAGGTGTTCTCTATTACAAAGATAGAACAACTTCATCTTTAGTCTTCCCTAATGATTCAACAGGCGCTTGGGAAAACCCAACTACCCTGTCTGTAGCATGGGAAGAAGTAGGATATTCTGAAGATGGCTGGACATTAGAAGTTGATAAAACTTTTGAAGATGTCATGGTCGCAGAAGAAGTTGACCCTATTAAAACTCTTAAGTCAGCACAAGAAGTAAGACTTACTGGAGAGCTTTCACAAGCTTCTCTTGGTAAGTTACAATTGGCTATGGGTGGCGGTGCAGTCACAGAAGACGATAGTAATTTCGCTTCTGGTTACGATGTGTACCTACCTCCATTGTCAGATGCTTTCACAGAGTATGCATTAGTATTGCATACTGATGGTCCAGCAGGTGCAGATAGGCAATTCCATGTGCCTAGAGCAGTTAATGTTGGTTCATTTGCAATGGCACACCAAAAAGCACCAGCTAAAGTTAGCTTGGCAACAGAATTTAAGATTCTTGTTCCAGACACAACTTTAAATGTTGGTAGCTCTGGTGGTTCATACTACTTGTTTAGAGTTGTAGATAACACTAACGATACTGACGAGTTAGATATTAACTAAATTAATTAGATTGGAGAATATAAAGTGGTAAAGTTTAAAGACTTTGACGAGGCTCTCGAAGCCGACAAAAAAGAAGAGTTGCAGATTAAAGTAGCTGGAAAGACATATAAATTGCCAGCTACTTTACCTGCACGAGCAGTACTTCAACAAATGAGAATTACTGATGAAGGTAGTGAAGTTCCATTTGAAGCAGTTCCTCAATGGATTGCATCATTAGTAGGACAAGACAAACTAGACGAAATGCTACAAAACGGAATGTCCTGGGAACAAATGAATGATTTGTTGAATTGGTTGATGGAAGCTTACGGGCTTGCACTTCCACAAGAATCTGCTGAGGGTGTTGACGGAGACGAAGACTCCCCAAAATAAAATGGTCCTTTATGGATGTTTTAATCCACTGGGGGGCCATAGAAGCAGATTTTCAAAGATTCTATAATATCAGTCATCCTCAGAAAGAGGAGTACAAAAGATTTCTTCGCTTATTGGTGAATATGCCAATGGAGGAATCTACCTTCATGAAGATAATGTCTAATGAACAATTAGATGTTGACGAAGAAGGAAAAATAATACCTAAAAATATTAAGGATACCCAAAGATTAAAACACATGTTGAGAAATAAACACGGTAGAGATACAAAACCTAGACAAAGAGTAACTCTTGATGAATTCATGAAAGATACTAGAGGTATTAAATAATGGCTTCTATGGACGATATTCGCGTTGGCCTTAAGGTTACTGTTGATGAAGCACAAAAACAAGCAGTAACACAGACAGAAGCAATGGTTGCAGGATTAGGAGCAAAAGTTGCTTCTATGTCAACTGCTGCAACTGCAGGTATAGGTGTTGTATTAGCAGGTGTAGCTGGAACAGCAGCTGCTATGATAGCAACTGTTGGTGCTGCTTCTAAATTTGAAGATTCATTTGCCGGTATTAAAAAGACAGTTAATGCTACAGATGTAGAGTTTGAAAAATTAGCCGGAAACATTAGAAGAATGGCCGTGGACATTCCTATTGCTACAAGTCAATTAAATGCAATTGGTGAAATTGGTGGACAGTTAGGTATTTCGGCAGCCGGTCTTACTAAATTTATAGATACAATTGCTAAGTTAGGTGTAGCAACTAGATTGTCTACAGAATCAGCAGCATTAGGTTTAGCAAGACTTAGAGAAATATTTCAATTATCTGAAAATGACTTTGATAACTTAGCTTCTACATTAGTTGATTTAGGTAACAACTTCGCAGCGATTGAAGATGAAATTCTAAATACTGCACTAAGACTTGCAGCAGGTGGTAAAATTGCAGGTGCTACCGCGCAAGATGTATTAGCTTTAGCAACAGCACTTCAAGCAGTTGGTGTTCAATCACAAGCTGGTGGTACTGCTATATCTCGTGTATTCCAGCAAATTAGAATAGCTTCTACTACAGGTGGTGCTGCACTTGCAACTTTTGCAAATGTAACAGGCCTAACTAATGAACAATTCAAAGAACTTGCAAATCAAGACGCAGCTCAAGCATTCAATGTCTTCCTCTTAGGATTACAGAGAATATCTGACGGTGGTGGAAATGTTATAGCTGTATTAGAAGATTTAGGATTAAAACAACAAAGAACCATTAGAGCTTTGCTTTCTCTTGCAGAGGCAGGAGACTTAGTAGGTGAATCATTAGCAGTTGCTAACTCTGCATATATTGCTAACATTGCTTTAAATGATGAGGCTACTAAACGATTCGAGACATTTAAATCTCAAACAAAACTTTTAAATAACGCATTTCAAGAATTAAGAATTGAAATAGGAACATTCTTTTTACCGGCAGCAAAAGCAATGGTTGAAACATTAACAATGATGTTTAAGATATTTGATTCAAATAATAATTCTACAAAAGGCTTTACAACGACTGTAGCAGGACTAACAGCAGTAATTGTCGGATTAGGTCTAGCTTTTAGTAGCATCATAAAACCTATGATGCTTTTAAGATTCAATACCAAAGCAACGGGTGTTGCAACTGGAGAACTAATTGCAAATTTTGATACATATAAAAATCAGCTATCAGTTACTAAAGACCAGTTAATAGCTGGACAAAAAGCAATGAAAAGATTTAGAATGGGGCTGCTAGGAATTACTGCAGCATTAGCAGTCATATCTATAGGGTATGCTATATTCAAGAAAAGACAGGAGCAAAACTTACAAGCAACTCAAAGATTCTTAGAAACAGGTCAAGTACTATCCACATTACAAGAAGATTTGGCTGAAAAACAAAATACACTTAATGAACTAACTGCAGAAGGTTCTAATGTTTCAGAAGATTACATAAAAGCAAAAGAAATAGAAATAGAAAAATTAGAAGAGCTACTTGGATTAATTGAACAAACTAATATTCAATCATTCTTTGATGCAAGTCGTATAGAGTTGTCAGATGAACAATCTAAACGAATTGTTGAAAGCTATGAAGATTTGTTTAATGCACTTTCACAGTTTGATGCAATAGAAGGAGTATCTGACTTTGACTTTAATGCACAAATTGCAGAAGCAATAGGACTGAGCGAATCTGAAGCTCAAGCATTATATAGTCAAGGCATTGGCGCATTTCTTGATGCTGTAGCTGCTGGAGAAGCTGCTGGGTTAGATTCAATGGATAAAGTATTTAACACATTCCAGAAAATACGAGGAATATTAACTGCTGATACATTAAATCCATTTGATACAAAATTTAACAAAGAATTTAAAAACCAAATAGATATTCTTAGAGAATATAATGATGTTCTTATTCTTTTAACAAAAGGATTTTTACAAAGCAATATGTCTCAAGAGCAACAAGACGAAGTACTGCAAAGATTGCTTGATAGATATAACGAAGCTAATGACCTTACTGGTGAATTTGCGTTTACTTTACAAGATGTTAAAAACAGTGAGGAATTACTAAATAAAGTTATTCAACAATCAATTGATTCATTAGAGGGATTAGAGAATAACACTAAAAACAATTCAGTAGCTATGCAAGATTTGGCACAACAATTTTTAAATGCAGAAAAATCAGCTTCAGATTTTATACAAGAATTAGACAAACTAAACTCATTAGATGTTGTATCCGGTGATGGCCTTGTTGCAGGGTTTGATAAAATGCAAGATAGGTTAATATCTGCAAACTTTTTAGTAGCACAATTAGTTTCTAAAGGTTTTCCAGCACTAGCAAAGCAAGCTCAAGATTTACCATTAGATGAAAGAATAGGACATGTTACAGCACTTCTTGGTACAGCAAATCATGAATTACAAGACATGGAGGGACATCTTGTAAGTAATGTAGCAGGTTTTGAAGAATTTGTAAATACTACAGATGAAGGTTTACAGATGATAATAGATGGATTAACAGGTGGAATAGAAGAGTCTGCAGCACAAGAAGCTTTAAAAAATACTTTTACTGAATTTGCTGTATCTAAAAGAGGAGAAGAGCTACAGATACTAAATGAAATAGTAAGAATGCAAGAATCTTCTAGAAAAGTAGCGGAAGGTATTTTACAAGCTCAATCAGAATTAGTAGCTCTCACTGAAGATTTATCCTATCAAGGCATAACAATAAGTCAAATTGATATAAGAAGAATGGAAGCTAAAGAAGCACAATTAGCATTTGAAGAAGCTATTGCTGAATATGGTGCAGAAGGTGTTATTACATCTAATGAGCAATTGAAACTTTTACAAATGACTTTAAATATAGACAGAATGCGCGATAAGTTATCACAGCAAATGACTGCTCGTGAAAGAAAGAGAATTAGGGATAAAGAAAAAGAAGTTCAGTTCTTAGAACTTGCTGTAGAGCAAGGTGTCGCAGAACAACTTGATTTAGATGCTGCAAAAGAAGAATTAGATGAATTAAAGAAGCCATTATCTGATACAGATAGACAAATTTTAGAATTACAAAAAGAAATAGCCGAAGCACAAAAGGTTGCATATGAAGCAAGAATGGAAGCCGTATCTCCAGAAGTATTATCGGCAATGCAAAATGTTGTAGATAAAGAAAAAGACTTAGCTAACTTTGCAAACGAAGTAGCTTCAGCACAAAATAATGTTGCTGAAGCTTATGCTGCAGCTCGAATAGAAGCAGATAAGAACAAAGCAAAACTTCACGAGTTAATGATTATGTATCCAAATATGCAGGGAATGATAAAAGAACTAGCAGACTCAATTGGTATCCCAGCAGAGATTACTCAAGCTGTTTTAGTAGAAATGGAAAAAAGTAGAGCAGCATATGAAAGTGAATTATCTATTATGAATAGCGATTATGAAGCTTTTATAGCAGAAATTGCTACTAAACCTATTGTATTTACTGCAGATACATCACAAGTTGACAACGCTATAAATAGACTTACTTCGACTGGTCGTTCACAAGGTATAGTTAATATGTTTGGAGACCCAGATGAATATTTTGGAAGAGTGAGGGAATACTCAACAGCACCTTTAACAGAAACTGGTCGTTCACAAGGTATAGTTAATATGTTTGGAGACCCAGATGAATATTTTGGTAGGTACAGTGGCGGCATAATTCCAGTAGGTAGATATTCAACAGTTGGTGAAGCAGGTCCAGAAAAAGTTATGTCTCTAAGAGGTGGTGGCTCAATGGTCTTCCCTAATAAAACAGGTGGAGGCGGAAATGGTATTACAGTAGATAATATGAATATCAACATCACAGGATTACCAGCAGACCCAATCACAGCTAGAAAAGTTGCCTTAAATATTAGAAAAGAATTAACTAAACTTGAAAAAGAGGGTAACGCAGGAACAGGATTGTTAAATAGATAATGATGGATAACAAAGATACAGATATTTTAAAACCTTGTGAATCAGATTTTAAATGTGGTAATTATTTTTATCATACAAAATATAGATACTGCGAGCAGTGTAGAGCAAAGGATGTATGCTAATGGCTAATACACATCAAGTAACAATAGGCCATTTAAGTTTTACCTCTCCAGGTTCTTTATCTTATAATTCTAGTGGTAGCGGTAGAAGTTATTCACTTAGTGGTATTCTTGCCCATACAGATTCATCTGGTATAGATGTAGATGAAAATAAATATATTAGAGATGAGCTAATGTCAATGGCTGCGTACGATTTAGTATATCCATTTTCATACACAGGTGATACTACAATGTCTGGATATGTAAAAGTAGAATCTGCCGATGTAAGTATTTCTAGATTTGCTGGTGCAGGTATCAATTATAATGTAAGTTTACAATGGTTAGGTAATCCAGGTGAAGTCAGATTTGAATCACAATTTTCTGGTGCTCTTATAGATAATGACCACAGTGTAACAAGTACTGATTCTCAATTTTTTACATCTCCGGCTGGAGCATTTTCTATTGACATACCTTCTGTAGGTACAGGTTCACCACCAGACCAAGAAGATAGAATAGCATCTTATGGAGACTCGACAGTTACATTAAAATATTTTAGCGGTTCAAATTTAAGAAACAATAATATAGAATTTGAATGTAACCCAGTAGATTATTTAAAAGGTGCTGTAAAAGTTTCTACAAATGGAAAAGTTAGAAACGGTCTTTATAGTCCAAACACGAATGTAGACCAAGTAGTTTTAGAAAATGGTTTAGTTAAATTTGAATTAACAAATAGTAATACTGAATCTAGATTTACAACATCATTGTGGGAAAACGATGATTGGAGAAGTCCTAAAGAGTATGCTGTATCTAAAGGAAGTTCACAAACTGAATGGGATGGATGGAATACTGTACAGATAATTAAAAATTATCCAGAATGTGCAACATTAAGATTTACTTCGCAAGCAAATACTGATGGCAGTGGTAGGTTGACATTTGATGTATCTCTTAGAAGAGGAGCAAGATATTTTAGTCTTGTTGTATCTTCTTATGGTACAGCTGATGAAATAAGAATAGAGAGAACTACTACAGAGGCAGCTACAGCAGGAACTGGTTACATAACCTCTTCTACTAATGACTCTGAAGGTAATTTTTATATTCTTGGTTCACCAAACACCTTTAGTTCTAATACAACTGATGGTGGAATTTACCTTACTGCTACACAGATGAAAGCATTTGTCGGATATGTTCTTGACGGTACTTCAGCTGCTGGACAAAATACTGCAGATAATATGAGAGATTCATATCTTGATTTTGTTTATGAGCATGTAAGGTCAATTAAGTCATGAGTGTAAATGAAAAATTAATGGCTCCAGGCACATTTAGTGTCAATTTAAATTTAGAGCAAACACCTAACTCAATAGTAAACAAAATAGTACCTTGGGGAAACATTGTACTTACACCAACACGAGTACAAGCAGAAGAATTTACAGATGCTCAACTTCGTGATATGGCTAGGTATGTAGGTATTGTTACCGCTCAAGAAATATCAGAAGAAGGAATAGAAGTATCTGGAAAAGGTATTTTGGCCTATTTAGGAGATAGCGATTCTAGAGGTATGGTACTTGCAAGAAATGCGGGAACAGGTGCTGTTAGAAGTTTTAATAGAGATACTTTAGATGATGTAATTGATAGAAGTAGCTCTACACCTTATGGTATTTTAAGAGATGAAAGTGCTAATCAGAGAGCAGTAAGAAAAGGTACAATAACAGAAGTTTCTTTTGATGATACAGTACTTCTTTTAAATTATGAAGGTAATGATGGTGATACTACAACATCAGATGGTTCAGAATTTACATCTAATCAAGTAATAACATTTACCGGAACATCAGATATCTCAAGTGACCAAGCTAAGTTCGGTAATACAAGTCTTAACTTGACTACTGACGGTTTTGTTACAGTTGCTGATAGACCAGAATTAGATTTAACTTATCAAGAGTTTACAGTTGAATGGTGGGAATATAGAACATCATCTAGTGGTAATCCTACTGTATGGGCTAGAAACAATGACACATATGCACCTTGGATATTTGGTAAAGCTGTTTCTGGTAGAAATAAAGCATTCATTACACATGACGGACAAGGATATGGAACTGATGAAGACTTAAATATGGACATGGGTTCTATAGATTTGAATCAATGGAATCATTTTGCTATATCACATAAAGGCGATTTTTTTAGAACTTATAAAAATGGTGTACAGATAGCTGAAGTAAAAAGGCCAGAATTATTTGTTAGAGTTAGTTCTGATTCTTTACAAATTGGAAAAGGACAAGACGGAAACTTCTTTGAAGGTTATCTTGATGGAATGGTAATAACTAGAGGGACAGCAAAGTATTGGGACGCATTCACTCCTAGTACATCAGCTCCTACAGCTACTACAGCTAACAAAACTTATACTGGTAAACATTACTTAGAATCTGCATATAGGTCAATTAAAACTATTTGTACAGCTCTTGATGCAGAATTTAAAATGCAAAACGATGGAACTATTGATGTAGGACCTAGAAGTGCATTGTTTACTGGACACGAAAATAGTACACCAGAAGGAATGATTGTAAGAAGATTATCTGGTTCTGACCCAAATATCAAAGGTTATTCTGGTGTAGATTTAAGTACAGAATTTAATGCTGAAGATTATGTAAGTAGAGTTGAGCTAACTGCTTCACAAGTAGGTTCAACTATTAACTTAGGACAAGCAGATGCTAAAGATGTGCCTTATAAAGATTTATTTGGTAACGAATTAGAAAGAATACAGATACTTGCTGAAAATGATATACCAGACACTATGCGTGATATCAGAGCAGAAGCTTATTTAAATGAATATAATAAAATACAGAAAACTTTAAATGTAGGATTAGAAGATTACGATATATCTGGAGATATTGATGTTGGAGATATTATTTATGTCTACGACCCAGATGTAGGTTTTGAAGATACTGCAACAGATGCAGCTTTAGAAAATAGAGATAGATTTGAAATAACATATCAAGGCCAAATATTACATCCTATAAAAATTCGTGTTATGGGATTATCATTCCCTATATCAGATGATATGGGTGTTTTCTATCGTGATAAAGATGGTAATTACACAGACTTAACAGATTATGTAGTTTTTGAAACCGGAATAACACAAATAGAAGTTGGTGCAACTACTAAAACAATTAACCAAGATTTGAGAGCAACTGGTGCAATTATATCTGGAGGTTCTACTAATGAGTTTACCGTTCCAGATGCACCAACAAATTTAGCATCTGCTACAGGAAGCTATCAAGATGGTAGTGGTAGGCCTTTTGCTTTTGCAAGATTAACTTGGGATGAACCAACTAATACAGATGGTTCAAGAATTACTGACGGAAATATGTATCGTGTTAGATATAGGCAAGTTACAGATGTTGACGGTAATAATTTAATTGATAGTAATGATAATCAAGTTACTGATTACGAATATTTAACAGTAGCATTTGGAACACAAGCTGTAGTTATAAAAGGTTTAGGTCCTAGTAATACATATGAGTTTGGTGTTCAAGCGATAGACAACTCTGGCTTTTCTGGTGGTTATTCTATATTAACTGCAGTGCAGATGCCTGTCGATGCAACTGTTCCTCCTGCACCTGTAGCACCTACAGGAACTTATGGAGCAATAGCTTCTAATGCAGCACAAATTCAAATATCTCATAAATTAGCAGCTGCTGAAGATGCAGATGGTAATCCAATAGCATCGCCAACAAATTTTACCTTACCTAGAGATATCGACCACCTCAATGTTTACAGAAGTCAAGATTCCACTTTTACTCCTAGTGCAAGTACATTTGTTGGAGAAATACAAGCAAGAGCTGGACACATTGACGGAGAAATTACAGCTATAAATACTTTTATTGTAAGTACAGCAGGTACTTGGTATTACAAACTAACAGCAGTTGATGTTGTAGGAAATGAATCAGACCCTTCTACTGCGCAGCAAGCAGAACACGAGCTAATAACAAAAGAGTATATTGCAGACGCAGAAATTACTACTGTAAAAATTGGAGAAGCACAAGTAACTGACGCAAAGATAGTTGACTTAACTGCTTCTAAGATAACAGCAGGAACTATTAGCGGAAAAGAAATAATTATAGATACCGATAGTGCTACTGACCCATCTAATCCAGTACTAGGAACAATACGAAGTGATAATTATGTCCAAAATACAGACGGTTGGATAATTAAATCTGATGGTTCTGTAGAGTTTGATTCTGGTACATTTAGGGGTGACATTACAGGTGCTACTGGAACATTTTCTGGAAGTTTATCTTCTGGAATTTCTATTAGTGCTCCAGTAATAACTGGTGGAAGTATTACAGGTACATCTGGCTCCTTTACAGGAGATATTTCTGGTGCTAGTGGTACATTTACTGGTGACTTATCTGGTGCAGATATTTCTGGTGGAACTATCGATATAGGTAGTGGGACTTTTGAAGTAGATTCATCTGGTAACTTAACAGCTACCTCTGGAACTATAGGTGGTTGGACAATAGGTTCAACAGACTTATCTTCTGGAAATATATCAATAGATTCAACAGGAAGTATATCCGGTAATTATTCTGCTAGTACGGGTTGGAGAATACAGTCAGATGGAAGTGCAGATT